CGGGGAAGTCAATCAGCCCGGTGCCGGCGTTTGCACCGCAGCCCATTTTCGCCGTGGTCCCGTTCCCATGCCCAGGAATGTCCATGCAATGCACGGCGCTGATTCGTCCCGGCATAGTGATTCGATGCAGTTGCGACACGAGGAACTCATAGTGCTCGAAGAACTCGCCGTAGGACCGGCAGTTGCTCATGTCGCGCGGGTTGCTGGAATACTGGTAGAGTCCGCAGAACGGTGGCGAATAGACCGTGAGGTGAACGCTGGCGTTGGGGATCTCTGGAATGAGTTCCATCGTGTCGCCGTGGTAGAGCGCGTATTTATCGGTGATGACTTGGTTGATGGCTGGCATGGTGATTATCGGTTGAGGAAAGAAGGAAGTTGGATGGACTGAGTTGCGGAGTGCGTTTTTTGCATCCTGAGTTCGTCGCTCATGAGTTCGACAAGGCGCGTGAACATGTGGTCGGCGGCTTCGGATTTGCGCTTGAGATTGGCGAGAACGTTCGCCTGCCCCTCCGTGCTGATGAAGTCGATCGTCACCGGGTTCTTTTGCCCGAACCGCCAAGACCGGCGAATCCCCTGGTATGCCGCCTCGTAGGAGTGCGACGGGAAGTAGGTTTGATGCGCGCAATGTTGGAAGTTCAACCCGAGGGCTGCGATGGATGGCTTGCTCACTAAAACGCGCACTTGGCCAGCGGTGAACGCCTCAAAAATCTCCTCTTTCTTTTCGTCGGAGTCATCGCCAGAAACCTGCTTCGCGCCCTCGCAAATCTTGGCCAAAAGATCGCCCTCGCGGTTCAAGTGGCACCATGCGATTGACGGGGCTTTGTGCGAGTTCACCAACTGTGCGGCCATCTCGCATCGCTCAGTGACGGTCCGCTTCAATTCGTCGCGTTGTTCCCACAGTGATGTCGCCGGCAGGTCCAATAGAAAGCCGTCCGCCTTGGTCTTCGCGGCGACGATGTGCTCTCGGATCGTGAGTTCGGGGAGCAGGAACTTCCCGTCATCGAATCCAAGGTCGGAAGGCTTGCGGACCGCTCGCGCCCAAGAGCACACCCACCGCCAAAAGTCTTGCTTCGCGTGTCCCCTGAGTCGGTAAACGCCTCCGCGGTGTTCGTCTTTCCGAGAAAGGGTTTTCTCCACCTTTTTGAAGAACAGCCCGAGCATGTCGGAGAATCCCATTTCGCCGATGGCTTCGCTCGAGTTACCGAGTTCGATGGGATCGTTCGGGGAGGGGGTTGCGCTGGCCAGCAATCGAAACGGCAGCTTGCGCATGAAGTCGATGATCGCCGCGCGGGTCACGCCGTCGAAGTTCTTCAGGATGGACGACTCATCGCAAACGCAGCCGGCGAAGTCCGAAGGATTAAACAGGTGTAACTTTTCGTAATTCGTCACCACGATCTTGTCGCCGGCCTTCAGCCCGTCCCGACGTTGAACCGCTTCGATGCCGAACTTGGTCCCTTCTTTCACCGTCTGCCGCGATACACCGAGCGGCGTAATGATCAAAACCGGCCGGTTCGTGCGCTCGACCACGTTTTGCGACCAGACCAGCATTTGCGGCGTTTTCCCAAGGCCACAATCTTCAAATAGCGCGCACCGTCCCTTCTCGATCGCCCACGTCACAAGGGACCGCTGAAAGTCGAAAAGGAAGTCGGGTAGAAAGACCGGCTTAAATCCGGCGCTCCCGCCAAGGTGCGCCTTCCCCGCAATAAATGCGTCGTAGTCTGATAGGATGTTCATTGGTGAGTGGAGTGGAGAGATTAATTAAAACGAAGAAAACCGAAGAACCCGAAAGGCAAGAAGCCCCCCGAAGAAGCGTGGAATCGCCGTGATTCCCAAAGTGAAGAAGGCAAAGAAGGAAAACCAGTGGGCCGGACGCGCCGATCCACTTCGTTTTCGCTCTCTGTTGTCTCGGGGGAGCCTTGGCAGGTCGGCTCGCCGTTGATCTCACCGGCACCCAACGCATCAGGGCCGAGTATGTTTCGGCGCTCAATATGGCACTGCGTCCGGTCAGCGGTCCGCACCCACTGAGTTTCGCCATCGGGAACGCAAAAAGAGCTATGGCCGAAAAAGAAACGCAGTAGGCTCCGTAACTGCCTACTGCGTAATCCACGGTTAGCGGTCGTGGCCCCATCTGCTCTTGCCTCTTTCGAGGTTGTCAGAGTGTCTAAATTTTCCGGTTCAGCAGTTACGGTGCGAACGGTGGTATTCATAAATCGAAGGTCGAAAAGGTCAAGTCTTTGCCGACACGCGGAACTCATGCCGCAACGCCTCACAGATCGTGAGGTAAGGCTGGTAGGCGATGGAACGACCGGAAAGCCATGCTCGCCAGCCCTCGGGGTCCGTCGAACGCTCCACGGGCTTCGCGGAGGGCGCGGGATGCCGTTCCCGGTAGGTGGTGAGCCAACGGCGCATAGCGGCTTTCCAGCAGGCCATGAGGGACTTTCCTCCCACCCGCCAGCCGTTCGCCTCGAAGTGATTTCGGAATGAGTCGATTTCAGCCGGCGGAAGTCCGATCTCTTTGCCGTAGGCTTGGCATTCCTCGACGGTCGGGATGATGAACTGGCCGCGCTTCTGCCGGACCGACAACCGCCTTTCTAGCCCTTCCGACTCCTGAACCATCGTCCGGCACGCGGCGGCGTAGAATCGTGCGCTCTTGGCCTTCTTATCGTGCGGCGTTGGGTCTTCTCCCGACCGTTGAGCAAGGATCGCTTCCGCCGAGCAGACGTTCGCCTTGTCGTCCAGCAGGTCAGCCAGCTTGGAAATCGTTTCTCGGGTGGTCATTTGTGGGATTGTCTGGTTGGTCCTTCAAAATACAGGTCGGCGGCGACGCTTGGTTTCTTCTGGTCGCAGTGAGTGAGAGCCAGTTTGAATTTTCTCCCCTTGGCGTCCTTCGCGCAGCGCGCGTGGAGTCCATTGTCGAGCGCGGCGAACCTTATCTGCCCTTGAAATTCGTGCGGTTTATTGGTTTCGTCCTCGTAGGACAACGTGCCGTCTTCTCCGGGCAGCGGTCCGGCGCCGTGTCGGCTGAGATAGGTTCGGGAAACGTAGAAGATTTCAGGCTCAGGAAATCCGCCCTGCCGCAAGAGAGCATCCACGTTCTGCATCCCGGTGTTGGAGTGGGTGACGTGGGGAAAATACTCCTTGTTGTTTTGGTCCAAAAGAAGTCCTTGCGCCCCCTCGAATACCGCATCCTTGCATTGTCCGATTCCAGCGGGATTCACGATTTGCGCAAACACTTCGCAGCACTTGATAAAGTTCTCAATCGCGGCCTCTGATCCTTCGATTTTCCTCCCTGCTCGGAACATCGAGTATTTCCCGCAAAGCTCCTCTAGTTGTTGAGGCAAACGCTTTGCGCCGTCCCAGAGGTCTCCCATTGTGAGTTTCAACCCCGGAACATTTTCGTTCCTCACAATCGTTTCGTGGAACCCTACTCCGCAGCTTCCGTGGCGTGCGTTCCCGCGCTTTTTCTCGCGCTCTTGGTTGATCACCATGTCTGCGAATGTCGTGATCATGCAGTCGGGGTGCGCGAATACTTGCGGCTTGTATCCCAACATCGTCAGCTCTTGCAGCTCTTGGAAAAAAAGGATCGGGTTGCAGACAAAGAACTGGGAAAGGAACGTCGGAATTTCGCAGAATGTTCCCGACCCAAAATGATGGAACACGTGGCGCTCTCCCGACGGTGTAACAACAGTGTGACCAGCTTGCGCCCCTCCGTTGAATCTCACCACAACCCCTGCGCCCTGTGCGCAGAGGTAATCCGTGATCAATCCCTTGCCTTCGTCTCCGAAGTTGGCCCCGATAACTACGCGTGCTTTCATAGGAAAACGAAGGCTTGTAGATTAAGCGTTGAGTGCCAACCGCGGCGCGGATGATCCTTTCGGGAGGTTCTTCACGGCATCCAAGACGACGCCTCCGAACTTCTTCCCAACTGATGCGTGATCCCGGCCCTCGTTGACTTCGATGATGCCGACGATCGTCTCCGCGAGTTTCTTATGGTCCTTGAGCCAGACCGCGCGTTCCCCGAGGAGATCGAGCCACGTGCTACGGACCCGGTCTTCATGCGACCGCGCGTGGTTTCCCTCCGCGATCATGATGTGAAACACGTGATACTTACGCTGCGCATCGGCCAGCATCTCGGCGGTCGTCATGGATCGCTCTGGGCGGTCGCCGGTGAACTCCAGAATTTGCGCGTTCGTGAGATCCCCTGGGGCCTCTTCGTCGCCGACCGTGAAAAGATACCCCTTCTTTGCGCGTTTGATGAAACAGTCGATTTCCGTGTGAGCCGCTGCGAAATACCACGGGAAGTTGTAAGACTCGAATCCGTTGCCTCCGCCGCCGTGCTCCAAATACAGCTTGGTGAGTTGGTCGACGATCCGGTTGTCGGCCTCGAATTGAGAAACCTGCAACGGAGCCGAATCGTAATTTGCGTCCCCGATTCCCATGAACATGAGGTGCGGGTCACTGACTGGCTTGCTGTCGAGAAGCTCGCGAAACAGCGTCCCGAGTCCCTCGCGGGCGATAACGTCGGCGAGAATTCCCATGCTTCCCGTCACGTCGAGCGCCACGATAATCGGCGTTGCGTTCGGGTTGTCGGCGCTGTCCCGACTTTCACGAACGGTGATGTTCTTCGGGTCCAAATCTTTGTTGATCCCGCTTGATGTGTAGATGTGCGCGGTGCTTTTCCCAGCGGTGCTTCGTGAGAAGGTGCTGTATGCCGCGGCGTCGAATGATCCTGATCCCATAGTATGTGTGTTTTGTGGTTTAGTTTTTACTCAAAATTCATGGCAGTAGTTCGCTGATTTCGATCTGGCAGCCGGGGTTCGAGCCGTAGCATTTGGCGATCGACATGGATGCAACTTGGCCGTCGTCACCCCAGAACCTCCGCACGGTCAGGATGTCGAGAACTGCCTTGGCCAGATTATCGAGGTCCCGCGCGCCCGTGTGCCACTTCGGCGCGTCCTCTCGAATACCGGACTTGAGAAAGTGCGCCTTTGGACGAGGGAAGTAGAAGACGAGGTTGACCCTCAGTGCTCCACTCCACGGAGCCGGCGGTCGAACGGGGGCCGAATCACGATCAATGCAGCCCTTCCAATCGTCGGCTGTCCCTGGGTCGTAAACGCCCGCGTGTTGACCTCGGCGCACGGCCTTCGGACGCGGTTGAGGCTTAGGAACTCCCTCCACGAAGAAGGTGATTGGCTGGATCATTTTAGTTTCTCCAATGCGGCGTCGAACTCCGCGTAGAATTTAGTGAGAGCAGTCTGGATCTTGGTCATGATTTCCTCGTCGCGTTCGACTTTCAGCACGAATGGCCTGAACTTTCGACGGTAAGAGCAAAACATCCACCACGGCCGGCCAGTGACGTAGAGGCTGAAGTGAACCTGCACCGCGTAGTCCTTCGGGAGTTTTCCATCCAACAGGTATTTTACGTGGTTCGTCGGCTGCGGCGCCTTGATCTCCAGTCCGCCATCGGCGTCGAGCAGCGCGTCAGGGCTGCACCCGCAACGCCCGTCCTCGTGCTCAATGAAGCCCACCTGACGCACGGCATGGTTGAACTCGAAGTTGAACCATCTCCGGGCCTCCATCTCCATCATCTCGCCGTCCTCGGTCTGCCAGCTCCCAAAACCGTCGAGCGGCCGATTCAGAACGCTCTCAGCCAGCTTCCGGGCGAGGTAGGTCTTGGGCATCTCGCCGGTTCGCAGCGCGAACTCCGGAGTAAGCAACTGGTCGGCTTCGCTCGCCGTGACCTTCCCGAGTCGAGCCTGAAGCCATTCGTGCTCTCCTTGGGCGCAGGAATACTCTTTCACTTCTTGGTCCTCTTGGAGTTCAGTTTTTGAACCAGATCCGCAAAGCGCGAATCCATGATTTCCTCAAACGACTTGGCGTCCGCGAACTCGAGGAACTTTTTGATGTCGGAGCCAGTTTCCTCGCACAGCAGGCGAAGGTCAGCCGCTTGTTCCCGAGTGATGAATCCGCCCTCGATCGATGAATCCGCCTCGTCGCTCTGGTAGATGTCTTGCCGAATCACGATCCCCAACGCCATCAGGAGCGCATTCCGCTTCGCCGTGGTGCTGGCCTTGCAATCCGCCTGCGTGTCGCTGTCGGCTCGGCCTCCCAGGCGCACGGAGAACGGCGTGGTGCGCGAGCAACCCGAGACGTGACTGAGATGGCAATTAACCGTGATCCGCTTGTCGTCCGCCGACTGAGAGTAGGATTCGGAGAACCCATGCTTCAGCAGGAGCGGCCCGACGACACGCATGATGTCTTCGTATCGCTCATACTTCCCGCGGTTGGGGATGACGCTCGTGGCTACGATGACCGGGATTTCCTGCTTGAGAGCGACGAATGAGACGTTGAAATCTCGCTCGGCGTTCTTGATGTCCTCGCGCTCCTTCAGTGCGACAAGGCGTTCGACGACCGAAACAGATTCGGAGGTCAGCCCGCTTTTCAGAACGCCCTCGATAAGCGAAAGCGTGGACGGTGGTTGATTAGTGGTAACGAGTTCGTTGCTCATAGATTCCTTTCCAGCCGGCTGAGTTCCCTGCGGACGTCCTGTGCGAAGATCGCGCAAATCAGCGCGTCCATCGTCGCGAACAGCCAGTAGCCTTCCGAGATGAAGAACAGGCACGCGCAGAACAGCACGCACGACGCGGCCCATGAGAAGATGACGCGGCTCATTTCGATTCCTTCCCGCTCAGCCGTTCAGCCAGCGATACGAGGTCCGATAGCGTGGCCTCGTCAACAGCGTGCGCGAGGTAGGTCTTCGCCGCGTCGGGCCACTGTTTCGCGATTGCTTTATTTTTGAGCTGCGATTGCAGGTGGGTCAGCCGTTCGCCTTCGTCCCATGCGTCGGGGAAGTCGAGACTGATACCGGCCAGCGGTTCAAGCATTCCCCAGCAGGACAGGTGGTGCGTTCCGTCGAACGTGCCAAACGCTTCGATGATTTGGATTTCCAGCGTGCATCCTCCTACGCCTTCCACTTCGACCGGCATTGTGACGAACCCTTTGACGTGTGGAGACATCGTGTTTCGGATGGAAAGCATGTCGTTCCCCTTGCACTGATCCAGTAGCGTCGTGATCGCCGCGACCGGCCAGCCCGCAGCCGTAGCGGCCTTTTTGAAGTGGCTCCGCAACGTCTTCGCGCCCCAGTCCGGCGAGTTGAAGTCAGGAATCAGAACCTGCGGCTGGTCCGTTCCAGCGGCGGCTTGTCCGAGCGCGTCGCCGAGGTTCGTGCCCATCTTGCTTTCCATCCGGTGGGTCAACGCTTCGTCCAAAACTCCGTCGCGATAGACGGTGCATTTGACAATATCGGCAGGATCATCCGGCAGAACCTTCGGCTCGTCTTTCAGCGGGAGGTCCATCACGTTGTCGAGCGGCGTCATCGGCTCGCTTCTCACGACTTCGCCAGTCGCTTCAATCGTGAACGTCTTCTGACCCTTGGTCGGCGTGTTGAACGCGCACAGACAATCGGTCCCGCGCATTTCAAATCCGTCTGCGATCTTCTCGTCCAGCCTCGCGCGCTCGTTCTCCAGGTTCGTCAGGCGCAACTTGAAGTCGGCTTTGAGCGAGGTGAAGTCTTTGTCCAGCGCCTCGTATTGACGAGCGAACTGGACGCCGCGTTTCGCCAACTCGATCAACTCAGGATCGGTGAACGTGTAGCGTGTCGGAATGTTGACGCGCTTGGCGTCGGGATTGATGGGCGTTGTCATTGGATTATTTGGTGGAAAGTTCGAGTTTTCGGGCGGCGAGTTCGCAACGGGCATTCGCGCAGATGACACCCCAAGCGATCGCCCACATGAGCCAGCCTTGATTCGGTTCGCGCACTTCGCCGAAGAGGCAAAATCCCATCGCGAGATTACTCCCGGCCATTATCCAGACGGTGGCTTCGAGCATGAATCTCTTCATGGAAGTTGAAGCCAGGAGTTGAGAAACGAGTAACCGAAATACCCGATGGCCGAGCCGAGGATCGAGATTCCGACCAGAATCAGGATGATCGGAGCCAGTCCTTTCGCGGACGGCTTGTCGTGCGACTGGGGCTTTGATGGAAGCCTCACGAATTTCTCGTCGCGGTCGCAATCGTGGATGTGGTCCCAGGGATCTTGGTCGGGGTTCATTTGATGAATGCGCACGGGGTTGGATTCAGGTCACGAAACGGACGGCTCAGGATGCGATTGATCCTGAGATGCGCACTACTGCGGCGCGTATCACGGACGCCTTCAATGTGGCGCGAGTATTTTGGGATGCGGAGTTGTTCGCAGGCGATGCCGCGGAATGGATTTTTACGTTTCATAGAATTAAAGCAGCGAGCACAACCACAGCACCATCAGCGTGCAGAGGACGGCAAAGAAGATCAGGAAGCAGTAAAGTTCCTGCCGCTGTTGCGTTTTCTCCAGACCGATCATGCGTTTATCATCGGCGCGCACGAGGTTGAGCCGCGCGTAATATGGTCCGCTAGTGTCGCCGTCGTATTCGGGGAAGTAACCGATGATCTCGGGAGAGTCGGTGTTCAGGTATTTCATAGTGCTGCGAGTTTTCTCATCAGTTCGGTTTCATCCCCGGGCTTACCGGACACAAATACTTGAACATCATGCTCAGCCGCTCCGTCGTCCTCACTGGTCCGACGGCGGTTACGAAAGAACTCCCCGCGCTGAGGATGACGGGCATGAAACAGGCGCGCATAGTAGGCCCGGAAGTTGTTATTCAGCTTCACCTCACCACCCGATGTTTCGATATCCACGTGCCACCGGATACGCTCGAAGATGGCGTTGGCCGAGTAGCACTCGCGTCCGGCGCCGATGGCTTCAAGCGTGAACCTCTCGAAAAGCGACCAGACGCGGGGATTCTCGTTATGGAATCTGGAGAACGCGTTGAAGATTTGGTCCGCACGTTTTTGCGCGGCGGTCATCTGGAGTTCGAGTTGATCGGCCTGCATAATCAGAAAATCCAGACGAGGAATTTGTAGGCGACGACAAACGGCGAGACGACCAGCGCCAAGGCGATCCCGATAAGAACCACGCCAACCGCGCTGGCGACGATCACCAAGATGGTTAGGATCACGAAGAACAGGATCTTTTCGAGGACGTCGCTCATTTCACGTCTCCGATGTGTCGACGCACCGCGAATTGAATCTCGCCTTGCAGCGAACGGGCCGAAACCCGGGCCATCGCCTGCACTTTTTTCTTCTCCGTCTTCGTGAGGTTCACGCTGATGCGTTCGCGCTTCAAAGTTTGGTTAGACATGTTTTCGGATTTAACTACCATTGCATCCGTTGGCAACAAAAAACTTCATTTGGATGCAAATTTGTTTTGCCATCCTCCAATCCCGAGCGCAGATTCTAGGCATGAAGATCGATGTGAACGTCTGGCTGTCCCTCATCCAAATCGGATTCATCATGTGGGCCTTGGTGGATCACATCAAATTCCGTCGTTGGATCGCCCGGTGCCAATACTGGCGGCGTCTCATCGTGCGCGAGCTGGAGTTCATGGAGAACGCCCGCAACCGCGAGGATCACAAAGCCGCCGCGACCCACGAACAGGCATTTCAGGAATACTTCGAGAGCTTCAAAAAGGAGATCACGAAATGAACCTTTTCGATATGCTATGGGGTCCGCTGTGCCTGCTGCTCGGCGGACTGATCGGATACTTCATGGGTAGGGAGCGCAAATGACCTCCCGCTGGACCGTCCTCGGCCCCGCCGGCCACCGGATCACAAAGTCGCTCCTCAAGGTCCCGCTCGTCCGTGCGCGCTGCCAGTGCGGCACGGTGAATGTGATGGACCCGCGGAGCATTAAGCGCGGACTGTCCCGGAGCTGCGGTTGCTACCGCGACGAAAAGGCCAGCCGGATCATTCCGAGCGCGGGGAAGGCCCTTTCCGTGAAAGACTGGGCTAATCTCACGGGCATCAATCACACGACTATTCACCGGCGGATTCGCAAGGGCATCCCGCCCGAGTTAGCTGTCTCGCGACCGGGCCGCAAATAGCCTTCCCCTCCCTCCTGTTCCCCGCTAAGCGTGCCGCATGGCCTTTCGCCTTCTGTGCGCCCTGTGCCCGATGCTGCTGACGATGTGCAGCGTGACGGGCGATCAAAACCGCTTCGACACCCGCATCACGGTCAACGTGTCCCTCACTCCGCCCGTCGAGCAATTCGTCACCCGTCCATGAAGATCACCGACCAGCATTTCCTCGAAGTCGCGACCAGTGATCCGATCACCGGAGGTTCCGACCTGCCGATCCGGCGTTGCCTCGTCATTCATTTCACTGCCGGCGCCACCGCAAAGTCCTCCATCGCCTCCATGCGATCACAAGGACTGGCCGCGCACCTCGTGATCGATCGGGATGGCACGATCTACCAATGCCGCCCTTTCAACCGCACGTGCGGTCACGCCGGCCGCAGCCGATGGCTGGATCCGAAGACGGGCAAGCGTTACGAGGGCCTGAACTCCATTTCGATCGGATTCGAGATCGCGAACGCAGGCAACGACGACGGCGCGCTCTCCTGGGCTCGCAAGCAGCCCGGGTTCGATTCGATCAAGGCACAGCACCGTAACGGCGGACCGCTGGTCGAATGGGAGGCTTACCCGCAGGCGCAGCTCGAGGCGGTGTTCGCCGCGGCCAAGGCGTGCGTGGAGAAATACCGTTTGGACGACATCACCGGTCACGACTGCATCGCGCCCGAACGCAAGGACGATCCCGGGCCGGCCTTTCCCATGCAGATGCTTCGCGAGCACTGCGGTTTTACGGGGTTGCCGGTGGTTCATCGAAAATAAAGCTTGCGCTTCGGCCTGCGATTTGGAATCCGTTCCCACGTTCGCAGTCTAATTGCCGAACGAGATTTCAAACACTCTCGCGAACCCGAAAGGGTGCAGCAGATTGGCCAGTCCGATGACTGGCGAACTAGACCCGGTGATTAGACCACTGGGTCTTTTCGTTTTCAGCCGAAGGGATAACTCACGCGGACCGTTGCCAAGAGCGCGGGGTCAGGCGTCACAGCGCCCGCGCAGGAGGCCTTCAGGCCCGGGATAAGCAAGCTCTCCCGGTTAAAGAGTCGGCGGTTGACGCCGAGAGTCTGCGCACGGTCACGTCAGGACCTACGGAGGGCGAAGCCTAAAGAATACCTGCTCCAATGTGCGCTCCCGCAAGGGACTGACGGAAACTCCATTCGGCTCCATATACCGAGTATCATTCCAGCAGCAGAAGGTGAGCATCACAGCTTGCTTTCTGCCGTGTGCTCAATCCCACCATACCCGAGCTATCCCAGACCACTCCAAATCCACTCTATGCACACACCAACAACTGAAGAGATCGAATCCGCCCGGACGCCGCGAGGCGGATGGACCAAGAAAACACTGATCGGATGGGGAATCCCTTGGCCACCACCAAGAGGATGGAAGAAACGCCTGCTTTCGGGCAGCATTGAGACTCCGGAGCGGCAAAAAGACCGTGTCGACGACCTCCTTTCCGCCGTGATGGAGAACCAGCGTTTACTGAAGGAAATCAGTGCCCGGATGGACAAGATCGAGAAAGACGTCGACACCCTCGGATACCAGAACTGCTAACTCCCTTCGTGACTCACCGCTCCTCCGCCCCTATCCTCCCCGCATGGCCCCGCGCCAAAAACCGCAGCCGCCCTCCCGAGCATGGAGCAGCCCCGCCAACTTCGTCGTGGTCATCACGGCCATCGTCACCGGGATCGTGACCATCATCACGGCTCTCGCCGCCGCGTGGGCCTCCCTCCACAGCGGGCAAATCCAAGCCAAGTCCGAGCGACAAACCGAACGCCAGGAAGTCTCGAGCGAACTCGGCCGGATCCACGAACAGACCAACGGCCACCTGTCCGCCATGCAAAAGAAGGTGGACGACGCCCTCCGCGAGATCACCGAGCTGCGCAAGATCATCTCCGACCGCGCGATCGAGCAGGCCAAGACCGACGGGGAGAAACCGCGCTAGGGCGATTTCGCCACCTGCATCACCGCGGCGCCGATACCCCTAAAACCTGCCGCCGCGCGATTCAACGGCATGAGCGTCTACCTTTTACTCGTTTGCATCGCGCTTTTGCTCACCATCCTCTCGATCGCGTGGCCCAAGCCGTTCGTGCTGCCGACCGCCGTTTTGCTCCTGTGCGTAGCCCTGCTGATCGCCTCGAGGTAACTCAGCCGGCCAGTTTTGCCACCTGCACCTGCATCGGCCCGTCAGGGTCAGAACCAGGGGTTCACCACCCCACAGGACCGCCCATCCCCGCGCATTAGCGCCAAACGTAGGCCCGTCTAGCCATCGGAACGCTGTCCGACACCCGCTAAGCCGAATTTGGGGCGTTTAGGCCACTTCGTGAGCCCCACGGCTTTTCCCGCACTGGTAGCAGCAATCGGGCTCGGTCGAGACGATGAATACGCACCGGTAACGCTTTCGCGCCCGATATTCCTTCTGGCGAGCCGTGGCACGCCTCCGGAGCTCCTCCGGCGCCAGCTTCCGCCCCTCCCATCGTTTTACGGCCGCCGCTTTCTTCGCCGGACTGCGCACCTTGCCCAATTCCGACATGGCCAGTTTGATCAGTTCGGCGCGGGTCATTCCATCTCCCCCAGTAAAGTTTCGACACCGATGGACGGCGCAAAGACCGTGCCAACAATCGGGTGAGCGGACGAAATTACGGAACGCTCCCGCAGGAACGACGGCCACGCCTGCTGGCATTCCAACGCATCGCTCGCGCTTGCGAAGGGTCCAACGTGGAATTCCCCGCCGTTCGGGACGCTGAGATGGATGTGGTGCATGGCGTTAGGCGACCAGACGTTTAACCGGCACGATCTCCGTTTCGTAAATTGCAGCCAGCTCGCGTTGAAGCGGGCCGTATTGTTCGGGAGTAGCCAAGCGGAGGTTTTGTCCGATGTGCCGGCAGGCTTCGGAGTGCTGCCCAACGTGCATGTAACTCATGATCCTTCCGGGATTGCAGTCTTTTGCCGAGTGGCAAAGCAGGGCGATCACTTCGCCTTGCAAGATGCGGAAGACGACTTTTTGCGGTGTGTGGTTCGTTTTCATGGTGGCAGTTGTTCTCAGGGTTCGGGGTTAGGCGGTGAAAACGTGGGCGTAACTCCCATCCGAAAGTCCGCCCGTAATGAACGGACGCTGCCACGTGTCGTTTTCGAACACCGTCCCGTATTCTTTCACATTCCGAGTCGTTATCTTGTCGCACAACGCTTTCGCCGCTGCGCGGTGGCATTCATCACCACTCAATTCGCGCGGATAGGGAATCGTGATAGTCCCAGCGTCACACGTGGCTTTAATGCGGGATCCGCGTGAATTGGTGGCACCGATGTATTTTGTTTGGATGGCTTGCATAACGAGTGCATCACTTAGCTATTGTCGTGCCAAGTAACCGTTGAATCACGTTTCACAGGGAAAGATACTCAACCGCAAGTTTCCCGATGCCGGCGGAACACTCCAAACCGTAAAGAATCCCGTCAAACTGCGCCATTCTGGCTTTACACTCCGGTTTACACTCCGAGCCCAACAGGTTCGACCCACTTGACGCACAGTGTAAAGTTCCACTCATGCCGGAACAAACCAGCGTTGCCCGTGAGGAACCGCAACGCATAGACTGGGAGAGCGTCAAGATGCTCGCACTCGAGGTCGGCGTCCGCGAAGCCGCTCGAAAACTCGGTCTATCAGAGGAACGCGTCAAGAAACGCTGCACACTGGACGGTTGGCTCAGCAATCCCTCAGCCCGTCGCATCGCTCAACAGGCCGTTCAACAACGCAATCTCCCGGTTCCCCAAGTTTCCCCAAGTGCCGCTTTACATGCTGAATTGCTCATTCTCGGAAGTAAAACGAAGCTCGGAATCGCGAAAGGCCTCGCGAAAGCAGCCGAGCACGTCGAATCGATGACCGGAACGCAGATCGTCGAAGGTGCACAAAACATTAAGGCCGTGGCACAAACGGCTTCGATCGTCCACAACTGGGACAAATCGCAGGGCGTTCCGAAGATCCGGCTCGAGCTACTCGCGGAGAAAGGCGAGGTTAGCGCAATAGAGGTTGAATCTGAGGTAGTTGCGCGTGGTGAGTGGGAAGAATAACAGCTACTTTGCATGAGCGCCGTTGTGTGATGTTGACGCGTCATGTGTAGCGTAAGCGATTGATATTCACCACGATATGATTGTCATGTGGAATTCAGTCCATCGGTGGGCACTCCGCATTGTTTTCCAATTTGGCCGAGGCAACACATCTTGCCGTCGCAATCGCGCAACAGGTATGAGTAGTTTTCACCCCGCAGCCATTTCGTTCTATCAATGGTATATTTCATAAATCATCCTTCGCCCTGACCGATCACCGGCAGTTCCATCGGCTCCAAAAGCTCTCCGCAGTCATGACAAACCGTCAGCCCAAGGACCACGCTGCGGCGCGGGTGGTAGCAGTCGAAGCTTTCCGGCGATTGCTCGCGGGTGCCGCTGTAGGTCGCTAGGCGTGGGTCGGAGAGGCGCATGGTTAGTCCTCAAATTCGATTGCGGCAGGGTCCATTTTCTCCTCGTAAGAGTGGGTTCGGATTCCTCCGACGATTCGGTTAAATGCTCCAGCGCGGTCCCGATTCTTGCGCTTCCGGTAGAAGCTGGGTTCGCTCCAGGGCTTCGCATCATCGCCACGAACACGCAGGCAAAAGACCGTCGCTAATTTAGGGCCGTTCATTTAGATGCCCTCCAGCCCATTGCCAGCCGCCAGGATCAATGCGGACTGGAGAAGGATGCGGCGTGTGCGGGTCATGATAATTTCAGTGCGTTCCAAAACCGAACGGCCTCGCGGTAGAAGCGCGAGAACCCGGACTCAATCTCGGCCGCTTCAAAGTCGCCGACCGCAACGCAGTTCACGCAAGCGTCCGCTTTCACGTCGCGCATGAATCTCGCATGGTCGCCACTTCGCATGGTCGTGCCGACGTATGGGATGCCGGGCTTCACTTGCGGGAGTAGTAGAAGGTTTTTCCGATGCGCTCGCGTTTCAGCATCCCAGCTTCACGAAGTCTCTCAAGTCGGCGGTTATAAGCCGTAGGATTTACTGCTCCACGGCTCCTTTCACTAAGCTCAATGGCAGAGAAGCAATTCGACGCGGTGAACTTCGCCAAAGTTTCCTTGAGTTCCGTTGGCATATCAACGCTTCCGGAACCGGCGCAAGCGTTACATTTAATGGTGTGTCCTTTACTCATATTCATTTCGTTTACCGAACTCCGTGAACGAGCGCAACAACTAACTTCGTAAATCTCTCACAGCCCAAGCCCCGCCTGCGCATCTCCCTGATCGACAGCCTTCTCTTTGAACCGCGTAAACGGCTTCTCGAAGATGAACCGGCGTTCGATGCGTTCCTCGCCGTCGCGTTGCTTCGGGATGAATAGGCCCATCTCGGGGTAAAGCTCCGGCGCCGCGTCTTCCGACCATCCCGGCTCGTAGATCATCCACAGGTCATCGAATGCGCGCTCCACTTGGGCCGACTCCGCGACGTGCCAGCGTTGGGGACGCTCGTTGCGCTTCTGTAAACGATCGATGTGGACGATGACCATGACGGTGACGCCAAGCTCTTTCGCCATTTCCTTCAAACCCTCGGCGGCTTCGGCGACTTCTCGCGTGCGATTGCCAGACGCTTGGCGAGAGTCGGAGTGCAGGACCGAAAGTGAGTCGATCAGGATGACCTTGACCCCGTGCATCGCGACCAAATTCCGCGCGTTCGTCCGCACCTGTTGAATCGTGCAATCGCTCGCCGGCTGGAAATACATCTTCATCTGCGCGATCTCGGCGGCCGCTTGCGCGAGTCGCTTCTGCTGACCCTCGCTCGGCGGTTCGCCGTTGCGCCAGTTGACCATATTGACCCGCGCCCGACTGGAGATTTGCCGCTTGGCCAGTTGAAGAATGCCCGGCTCGAGCGGCCAGACCGCCGTCGCTACCCCGTGATGAATGCTCACGTGCTCCAAAATCTGCAACGCAATGGAGGACTTTCCGGTGCCGGAGTGGCCGCAAATCCCGATGACCTTGGATCCGTTCAATCCGTCGGTCGCCTTGTCGAGCAACGGGAATCCGGTGGAATAGCCGCCAATCTGGCCTTTGAGGTCGATGATCCGCTGGATTTCATTGATGCCGACGGCCGCGACTTCCTTGGCGGTCATGCCGGCCCGGTCCTCGGTGCGTTGTATCGACATCACCTCGCGCTCGCAGTCCTCCAATATCGCAGGAGCCTCGTCTTGGTCCTCCCAAGCGCGGGCGGCTACATTGGTGCAAACTTGGATAATCCGCCGTTTTAAGGCCTTTTCCTCGACAATGGAGAGGTAATGGGCGGCCTCTGCCCCGGACGGCAGGTAGGTGAACAGGCCAGAGACGAAAGGATTGCCTCCAACGCGGTCAAATTCGCCCTTGTCGCGCAACATCTGCCCGACGGTGATAAAGTTGATCGGCTCGCCTTTGTTCCACAGCTCCATCAGGACGCCGAAAACCGTGCCGTGCGCCGGGATGTGGAACGAATCGGCCTTCGTGCGCTTCTGCACGCACATGGACCCGACCTCCCGCGGGGCGAGCATGAAGCTGGCGAGCAGGCCTTTCTCGGCTTCCGGTGCCTGCGGGAGCAGCCGGTGACCGTTAATCTGGACGATCTTTGGTCGGGGCGGTTCTTCCTTTGGCCTCGCGATCGGCAAAACGTCCGGCTCGAACGACGTCACGCCCTGCAACTGCGCGTTCGCCGCCTCGATGTCTGGTTCTTCGCTCATCGCGTTCATTTCAGTCGGAGGTAGAAACGGTGCTTCGATCCTCTTGGGATTTTCCCGATTCTTGCGCCCGATGGGATGTTTCCTCGACGCCCGTATTTCTGGCCTGTGTTTTCATCTATGTAATCGAACCGTGGAGTTTTACGGTCCGCGTCCGTCATTCCGTCGGAAATCCAGTTCGCCGCCTTGTATATCGTCCCAGCATGGCCGACTCCGGGGTCCGCGTAACTAAGAAGGAAATCCACGTTTGAGTGATGTCGCCGAATGAATCTGACGCTGGAGCCGATTAAAAACGTCTCCCCGTTTCTTGGTATTTCGTCAGCGATGAACAGACGGGCAAGTTCCCAAACCTCCCCACCATATCTCGCGTTCGCCTCGCGTGGTGGCGCTGAGTAAACGATAGCCCCGACGGGGAAGTTACGAACGACCATGCGGAGGCATAGCAGGACGATTGCTGGCCGTTTCTTCAAGTAGTGCTCCTGCATGAACCTTTCAACAGACGCGACGCTGCACGGCTCGATGACGCAGGCCGAACGCCATGTGGCGTCAAACTTATCAGGCGAAAGTCCCGAGAAATCAGGAGTTGGGAAATCAATCAGCAGTTCTTCGCTCATGTGCGCGGACTCAGGCACGGTCAGGCAGCGAATAGTTCACGTTCGGAGGCGTCTTTTCCGACGAGTCCAAGGTTTCTCACGGCTTGCTTGAAATACGAATCTTTGAGTTCGGATCCCATCGCGAACCGACCCGCGGAGAGAGCGGCGAACGCCTCGCTCCCGACTCCGAGGAACGGTGTGTAAACCACTTCCCCTGGGTTGCTCCACATCACGACCGCCCTTTCGATCACGTCGAGTTGCAACGGGTGAACGTGCTTTTCGTCATCCTGTTCGCGCGATTCCTCGTAAGGCAGAACTCCCTTGGCGCGGATGGAATTATCTTTTGGTTCCGTGCCGTCGCACCCGCGGATGTCATCCCACACGCAGCTCGCATACTGACGCCAAATCCAATGAGAGAAACGGTTCTCGGTCTGCTTTCCAGTCCATCCTCGATATTGCTGCAACTCGTGCGGGATGTCGCGCGACCCGGCGTAATCCATCAGCCCGACCGGATGCACGACCGGCACAGGGTTTTCTCCGGCCCGTCGGAACATCAAAAGGAAATCCCCGCTCGCGATGTCGCACAGGCTGGAATCCTCGGTGAATTGCTTGTGCGATAGTCCTTTCGCCATCGTGCGTAGCCGGACCGCAAGCGGCTCTTTCCAAATCACGCGACGCCCACAGTATTGGAACCCGCACTTTTCGTGCAACCGGATGATGTCTCCGGGGAAGTCAATCAGCCCGGTGCCGGCGTTTGCACCGCAGCCCATTTTCGCCGTGGTCCCGTTCCCATGCCCAGGAATGTCCATGCAATGCACGGCGCTGATTCGTCCCGGCATAGTGAT